AGGCGCTAAAGGAGCAACAGGAGCCAAAGGAGCACCAGGCGCTTCCGTTAAAGGAGCACAAGGAGAACCAGGCGATTCCGTTAAGGGAGCACAAGGTCTTAAGGGAGCCACAGGCGCCGCAACTAAAGGAGCCCAAGGGACCAAAGGAGCCACAGGCACCGCAACTAAAGGAGCAACAGGAACTAAAGGACAAAAAGGAGCAGAGTCTTCTGCCTCTGTTACAGGTTCAGGATCTTCAGGAAGGGTGGCTTTCTGGTCAGGATCTCAAGCGTTGTCTAGTAATTCAGATCTTGCCTGGGACAATACTGGAACTACAACAGGTACTGGTTTAGGAATTGGAGTCTCAGGTGCATCCATAGGAAACGTCAATGGTACCCTATTTGGAGGAATGAGGCTTCATGTTGTTGGTAGTGGAAATATAGGAAGGCTATGTTTACAAGGAAACGTACAGGGAACTATGTTAATGAATGCTGCTGGAGGTACTTCCAACCAGAGAATTAAGTTTATACAGAGTAAGCAAAGTGAATTTAGAATGGGTAAGGTTTCAGATTCTGGAACAGAAACTACTCAATTCTCTATAGATAATAGTGGTAACTGTGAAATAGATACTAACGAAGGCGCTTTAATATTAAGAGACTCTAGTGGAGGTCGATTTGCAGTTACAGTAGACGGAGGTGAATTACAAGTAAATCAAATATAATGGCAACAACGGTAAATTGGGATTGTAAAACAGTAGAGTGCTACCCTAGCATGGGTGGCCACACAAATGTTATATATAATATTCACTGGAGGGTGACAGGAACATCAGACACTATATACGAAGAGGGATATCTTTATACAGATTCTAGTTTTGGAATTCAGGCTTTGGACACAAGTGATCTTAGCGGATTTACTGAATTTTCCAACCTAACACATTCCGACATTATTTCCTGGACAAAATCAGCCCTTGGGTCTAGTCAAGTAACAGCGATAGAAACAGAGGTTAAATCTAAGGTAGACAATTACGCAAATCCATCGTCAGTAACTCTTACAGTAAGCGATTAACCTGTTGACATTATATTGTTGTACATTTGAGATAATTCAATTATATTACAATGATAACCAATACTATAATCATAGACGACTTCTATGAGAACGTAGATGAAGTTAGAGAGTTTGCCTTATCTCAGCCCTTTGATGTTACTGGAAATTTCCCTGGTAAAAGAACTATTTCTTTCGCGGACAATGATAGTGTTAAAAGCGTTATATCAGATGCTCTTTCATCAGTTGGAAAAATAACTTACTGGCCTCAAGATATTGATAATTACAATGGATCTTTTCAAATAACTACAGCCAATGAAAGATCTTGGATTCATTGTGACTCAGGAACAATGTGGGCTGGTGTATGTTATCTTACTCCGGATGCACCTTTGTCATCTGGAACAGGATTTTACAGACATAAACAAACAGGACTATTGGCTTCCGAAGTCAATTGGCAAGACGACTCACAAGATGTTACTAAGTGGGACTTGGTTAGTTCAATTGGGAATGTATACAATAGGCTGATTCTTTATAGGGGCGATCAATTTCATACCTCAATGGATTACTTTGGTAAAAACAATAGTGATGGTCGACTGTTTCAAACTTTCTTTTTTAATACCGAATGAATATAGTCTTTCATGTAGGCTACTCAGCATCTCCTTGGAATTGCTATACTCCAGGTCTTGGAGGGACAGAGCAGTGTGTAAATAAATTAGCAGCGTCGTTAGCCATTCTAGGTCACAAGTTGTTCATAGTAGGACAGGTTGAATCTACAACCATACTTACAGAACATACGGATGAAATTGCTATACAGTATTTACCTCTTGAAAGTTTTAACAAACTACCTCAAACAATAGATGTTCTCGTGGGCGTTTCTTATTTGCATTTTTATAAGTATTACAATTGTGCTCAAATAAATAAGATTTTATTTTGGCTACACAATGAAGAGCCTTTCTATTGGTTTCAGGGGGAAGAAATGTCACAAGAAGAAATCCTGGAGGGATATGATTTGTGTGACAATATAATTTGTTTAACCGATTGGCACAAGAAAGATTTTGCCTCTCGTAATGCTCGATGTGAAGATAAAATAAAAATAATAGGTAATGGTATTTCTATAGCAGACATTCAAAAAGGAGCCTATAAAGTTCCTGGGAGTTATTTATATTCTTCTCACGCAGAAAGAGGTTTGGATAAACTTTTAAACGAATGGCCAATAATAAAACAAAAACGATCATACGCTACACTTGCTATTACCACTCCTGTCTACGGCTTAGAATACTACAATGAAAACTTTGCAGAGATAGTTAAAAGTTTAGAAGATCAAAGTGTAACTTTCTTGGGATCCCTTTCTACAGAAGAACTTTATAAAAGAATGGGAACTACAGAGACCTGGTATTATCCAACAGACTACAACGAGACATATTGTATTACGGCTCTAGAGATGATGGCTCATAATGTTATAGTGGATACAAATGAGATTGCTGGATTAAAAGAAACCGTCAATGGGTTTAATAAATCTACGGACTGGGAAAAAATTAATGAATATGTTCAGACCAGAGATTGGTCTTACGTAGGTGATGAATGGTTAAATTTAATAGACAACAAAATGAGTACAGTACCTATAAATACAAAACAAGTATTGAAAACAGTTTCTAACAACAGCGATGCGGACATGACATATGTAATATGTTTAGATCCAACAGATGAAAAACAAGAAGACATAAAAAAAAGATTTAAAGAGTTTGGCTTTAAGTCTGAATTGACTATATGGGATGCCTGTAACGGAAAGACTGGCAAGAATATGCCTTCCGATTATGGAGTTTACAAAGATTGGATTAAGCCTAATTCATCTAGTCGTTTTTATATTAGGGAAATAACTGAGGGAGAAATTGGTTGCGCTGCTTCTCATAACGAAATTTGGAAAGACGCATCTAAAAAAAAATACAAAAAGATATTAATACTTGAAGAAGACTTTTATGTAAAAAGAAAATTTGAATCTAATGATTTAAAAACTGACGAACACTGGACATTAATGTATTTGGGTTGCAATTTTATTAATACGCCAGAAGAATTAAATGAACACTTATGTAGGCCAAATGTTGCCTACAACACTCATTCTTATATGCTTACTGATGAAGGGGTGCAAAGGCTTATAGAGCAAAACTTTCATCTTTACTTCTTTCCTGTTGATGAATTTTTAAGCGCTACATTTTGTGATCATCCAAGAGGGGACCTAGGGTTTATAACCCAAGACACGATTGCTTTAGCGGTAAAAGAAGATTTTATAGGACAGTCTAGCACTTACGAAACATCCACAACAGAACCAATACCGATTAAATCTCTATCAGACTATTCTTATAAAGAATTTGTAAATAAGTTTATTCATGAGTCAGCCAAAACAAAAGAATGGGATTTAGTTGTTGATGAAACAATGCCAGATGTTTTTTCTTATCCGCTGTTTACTGAAGAGTTTTGCAGTCTAGTAATTGCCGAAGCGAACAAGTTAGACGAGTGGACAAAAGAGCGCCATGAACACTACCCAACAACGGATATATTATTAGAATCAATTGGATTGGATAAAATCTACTCTCAGGTTTTAAAAGAATTCGTTTATCCTTGTGCTATTAACAGGTGGAAGTTGGAGGGTAAGCCTTGGCCTGATTTGTCTAGTGAGAATTTTATGATAAAATACCAAGAAGATGTTCAAGGTCACCTTTCCTTACATCACGACAGCGGTTCTATATCTTGTGTTTTGACTTTAAATAGAGACTTTGAGGGTGGAGGTACTTGGTTCTGGAGACAACAAAAAGTTCACAAAGGAAACGTCGGAGAGATATCTATACATCCAGCCCAGATAACACATAGACATGGGGGTCGGCCAATCTCCAGGGGAGAAAGATATATAATTGTTTCATTTTGTTCTAAGCCATGAGTACCACACCTACATATTATATTGGGAAGCATAAACGTATTGAAGCCTTTGATGTTGTTCTGGACTTTCAAGCAGACAACTATAACCTGGGTACTGCCATTACATACCTATTGAGGGCTGGTAAAAAACCAGATAATCCAATTACTCAAGATATACAAAAAGCCATAGCCCATTTAAAAAAGGAATTAGAACATCAAACCCTCAAGGAGATAAAATAAGTATAGGTATGTAGTTACGCTATTTCTTATCGTTATAAACGGTAGTATATTTGATCAATGGCAACGAAAAAAGATTATCGATTAACTAAGGTTGGGGTTTCTGCTTTTAATAAACCAAAGAGAACTCCATCCCATCCCAAAAAATCACACGTTGTGGTCGCAAAAGAAGGGGACAAAATAAAGATAATTAGATTTGGAGAACAAGGAGCCGATACGGTAACAGAGAAAAACCCTAGTGCTTCAAGAAAAAAGAAAAGAGCCTCGTTCAAAGCCAGGCACGCAAAAAATATTAAGAGAGGAAAAATGAGCGCTGCATATTGGGCAAATAAAGTAAAGTGGTAATCTCACCCCCTAAGAATAATAATGATAATTCGTAAATTTGATAGATTAAATAAATAACTATGTTACAAGGTTACAACAGTAGAGACGACGAGTCAATGGGAGAAAGAGGTTATCTCCGGGGTATTAAGAAAAAGTTTATGCAAAATCTTAAATCCAGAAGAGACGAAAGTCGTGGAGAAAATAAAGCAGAAGGAATGCGCCCTAATGATTTTGTCAAGGCAGAAGCCGGAGCAAAACTAAAGGAGATGTACGGAATGGGAGGAACTATGAAGTATCGCAAGGGTGGCGCTAACCTAGCAATGACTAACAGCGAAGCCGTAAGAAGCGGACGAGCAGGTCGAGGTGCTGGAGAGCAAGCATATGGCATGGGAGGTAAAATGGAATATGGTATGGGTGGAAAGATGGACTACGAAAAAGGTGGTATGTTGAAGGCTCTACTAGATGATCCAAAGCAAAGAGATATGGCACGAGCCATTCTAAGCGACACCAATACCAAGGCTGTAACAGATGGAAAGGCTGGTCGTTATGAAATGGGCGGTGAGGTAGTTGAAATGGATGAAAAAAAGACTTACCTTAAGCAAATGCAGCCAAAGTCTACTGAAGAATATCCAGATCAAATATATAACGCGTCTATGCCTATACTAAGAGACATGTTCAGAGGATCAAGACTTGCCCCTAAAGATGAGCAGATGATTGCAGAGTACTTTGTAGGGACAGAAGGTATTGGTTCGGTTGATCCTAGATACAGAGATATGGCAAGATCTGCTAGGCAACAAGGCCATGACTACCTAAGATCAGACGAAGGTGGTAACTTTATTATGGACAAGTACTTTGACCAATCAACAGGAGAAGAAGTGCCTCAAAATTTTATTACGGGTCTTGAAGAAAAAGGCGAAGGTTTTTTCCCACTTGACAATATGGGAGGTGAGGGTAAATATGTTTACGAGATAAGATCAAAAAGAAATTAATAACCTACACGTTTATTTAAGAACAAAAAAAGGGGGCTTTTGGCCCCCTCTTTTATTATATGTGTTTAGGAATTTATTGTAACACTCCATTGACAACTTTACGTGCAGGCTTATGTAACCTAACACCTGTTGATCCTGAAGCAAAATAACCAGGAGCCTGACTTCCCTCCTTATTCTCCCAGTAGTTAACGTAGTGATCATCTTCAAAGTAGAAGGTGTATCCGTTTGTTACTGTAGGAAAGATATCAGCAATTTGCATATAAGACTCTGCTTGATTCATTAATGCCCCAAGTAATTCTTGGGCTTTATACTTAGACTTAATGTCAAAGTGTCGGTTGCCAAGGTTACCTAAAGGATATAGTGTGTGTTGTATACCACATTCGATTAAGGGCCACATGGACTCTCTTACTTGTGGTTGATCTTGTGCTTGTGCTCCCAACGAGAGAGCAACGGCTAACGATAAAAATAGATGTTTCATTTTATTAAAGATTTGGTTTCACTCCTGTAAACCTAAGAATAATATTTTAGATTTGCAAGAACAACTATAAAATTTAATTGAGATGAGTACAGAAAGCAACATGGAACAAGCAGTTAAAGATGCTGGTTTCGAAATAATGAGTGGTCCACCTGAAGGGATGGGCACAGAACCGGAGGCTCCTGCTCCACAAGCAGCAGAAGTTTCTCCAGATAATACACCAGCCGAACCCGCTCCACAAACAGCGGCACCGGTTGAGCAAGCAACGCAGGAACCCGCGCCTGTACAAGAGCAAGTGGCACAAGAGTCGCAACCTCAAGTAGAAAGCGGAAGTTCTATGACAAACGAACAATCTGTTTCGAAGTTAGATTTTTTAGACAGCCTTGGTTCTCCCGAAATGGGATCACCCGCTGTACAAGAGTCTAGTCAAGTAGCAGAGGAAGCGTCAAATCTAGATCCTCGAATCCAAGTAATTGCTGATTTTGTAGAGAAGACAGGAAGAAACCCAGAAGATTGGTTTCGCTATCAGTCCTTAGAGCCATCCGAAATGGATGACCGTACTGTAATGCGAGTCCACCTTGCAAGTGAATATCCTTCTTTAGGTAACGATGAAGTTGATACATTAATCAACTCCAAGTACAAAGTAGATGAAGCATTATATAGTGAAGAGGAGACGAAGGTTTCAAAATTGCAACTGAAGATTGACGCACAGAAAGCCAGACAGTCTATTGACACACTCCGTAGTGAGTATGTTAGCCCGGCTGTTGAAGCGAATAATGATGGAAGTGAAGATGGTGGTAATCCATTTGATACGCCATGGATACAAGATAGCGGACGCTCGCTTGCAGGATTAGATAAAATATCTTTTGACCTGCCTAGTGGAAAAGAGTTTCACTATGGTGTATCTGAGACATATCGAAATGATTTAAACAAGTCTAATACTAACATGAATGAGTACTTTGAGAAGTACGTAGATGACAAAGGGTCTTGGGATCACGACCTCTGGAATATGCACAGGACTGTCACAGACAACCTGCCTAGTATTATAGAGAATGTGTATCGACAAGGTATGAGCGATGGTCAAAGGGGGATAGTCGAAAAGGCTGCCAACATTGACGCTAGCGGACCAGCGGCACCGGTACAACCTCAGAACAACTCAGTTGCTAACCAGGTGCTTGATGCACTAGGAAGGCGACAACCATTTTTAAAGAATATATAAATTTCAAAATAAACTATAATGGCGAATACATTTCCTCCAACGTATAATGATAGCAAGCCTGCTGTCTTTAGACAATTGGATCCAGCGAAATACTCTTCTTTAGGAGATTTCATTAACGAGATTAACGCTCCTGATAACAGGGATCAGTTAGTCAAAACTTATGGTTACCAGCAAATTTCTGGTGGCTTAACAGGATTTTTATCCTTAACCGGTGCTATCAGAGCATCTGGAACGGCTGACGAAGTTCAGTACTGGGAAGAGACTAGATTGCATTCAACTGCAAAAGTTACTCCAACAGCCACTGCTGCCGTCGCTGCAACAACTGTTACTGCTACTAAAGCAGTAGGTGACGCTTCAGTTCTTCGTTTAAATGACGTAGTACTTATAGCGGGACAAGATCGTTTTATCGTTGCTGCTATTTCCCCAACAGGAGAGATTGCTTCAACAGCGACCGCATCTTATACATTTGAATCATTAGCAACTACAGGACTTACTGCTTCAGGAAGTGTTGCTGCTGTTGAGATTCCAGTTATTGGTAACTTGTTCGGACAAGGAACCGATCAAAACAAAGGCTACTTAGAGAGTAACGTAATTAAGCGTACTAACCCTTATAACATTATAAAGGAAGTATTCAAGGTTACAGGTTCTCAAGCAACTAACATTGGTTGGATCAACGTAGGTAACGGAGACTACAGATGGTATGTTAAAGGAGAGATGGACACTCGTGCTCGTTTCTTAGACAAGCGTGAAATGATGATGCTTCTCGGTGAGAAGATTGGAAACGCTGCTAACTTAGATGCTGCTGTTGCTAACATTACTGGTGGTGAGGGTTACTTCTCTGCTATCGAAAACAGAGGTATTGTTCATGACGGACAGATCGACGGATTCGACGAGTTAGATGTTCTTATCGCAGAACTTGACAAGCAAGGCGCTGCTCCTGAGTACGCTATGTATGTTAATACTACACAAGGTCTAGCAATTGATGACATGGTAGCAACTATGAATGGTGCTGCTGGATTCGGAAACGGAACTAACGGCATTAGTGCTTTTGGTGGTCGTGGTGCTGAGTTAGGATTCCAATCGTTTATCCGTGGAGGGTATACTTTCCACAAGCATGCTTGGAAACTTCTTAACGATCCTACTTTGTTAGGTGCTGCGGATGCTAAGTACAGAGGTGCTATGATTCCTTTGACTACAGTTGTAGATCCAAAGACTGGCGATCGTGCTGCTGCTTTGGAACTTAACTACAAGGATACAAACGGATATAGCCGTGAGATGGAGCACTGGATGACCGGTTCTATTTTAGGTGTCAATAATACAAATACTGACGACCTTCAATTTAACTATCGTTCTGAGTGTACTCTAGTTACTCGTGCTGCTAACCAGCATATCTTAATTAAGTAATCACTTATTGATTCTTAGGGAACGGAGGGGGTTCTGCCCCCTCCTCACTCCCAAATAAACTTATTAATTATATTCAATTATGTCACAAGCAAAAACAAAAAGCGCACCTGCTGCGCCAAGAGCAACAAAGGCCCCAGCGCCTCAGACCTCAAAAGGTCGATACTCCCCAATTAAAAAAGAAAGAACAAGAGATGAAACAGTGATCTTTGAGATCATTAAAGGTGGAGGCATCATTTGTAAAATAAAATCTGAAATCCCTGTATACGATAAGATCACAAAAAAAGTAAGACAAATTCGTTATTGTCCAGGAGAAACTAGTATTTTTAAGGATGAGCAAAGCACATCATCTGTTCGCTCTCATGTAGTATTTAGGGATGGTTTATTAAGCGTCCCTGAAGAAAAGGCAAACCTCAGAGAGTTCCTATATGCACACTCTTCTAACGTAGATAACGGAGGAGGATTGTTTCGCATCGTAGATAATTCTAGAAATACAGAGGCAGAAGTCAATAACGAGTTCTTAGTTCATGACGCTGTAGCGTTAGTTCGTACAAAAGAACTTGATGAAATTCTAGCGGTTGCTGTTGCCTTAAATATTAACATAGAGCAAAAGACTCTAGAGATAAGGAGAGAACTTCTTAGAGAGGCGAAGAGCAATCCTGACGGTTTTATCAGAATGTTTGATGACCCTAGGGTTAAGGTTCGATCTGCGATTATTCAATCAAAAGATTTCCAAATAATCAAAATGAAAAACGACGGAGCGTATTGGTTCGACAGCGGTAACTTGATTCTTTCAGTTCCTCCTGGTCAAGATCCAATTGACGTTTTAGTAATGTTTTGTCTAACAGAAAAGGGTGCAACTTTATATGAAGAAGTACTTGCCAGACTAGAAAAAATGGCCTAAGTTTGTAGGACTACATGTAAATTTAGTGGACGTATAAGGATTTGGTTTTCCACGTTCCTACCAGAGGGGGTCTCGCAAGAACCCCCTTTGTTATTTTCGTATATTTGCTAAAACGCCTAACAGATTATGGCAAGTGTACAGAGAGTTTTCGACGCAGTAAAAAATATAGCAAACAAAGATCAGCGAGGTTTCGTCACCCCTGCAATATTCAACCAGTTCGCTGGTGTCGCACAGATGAACGTGTTCAATCGTTTGTTTGGAGAGATTAGTATGGGGAATAGGTTACGCAGATCTAATATAGATGGGCCTAGAATATTTTCTAGATCAAAGACAGTCCTAGAGGACCTATCTGTTTTTTCTAAAAAAGCCACACTCAACCTGACCGCAGGCGTTGTGACTAAACCCTTAGATCTTGCTAGGGTTATTTCCATAAACACAGTAGGTAAAAAAATACTAGGGGTAGAAGAGCAGGAACAAGTTCAATTGGTTTACAATGAAGACCACATTGATAGAATCCTCAACAGCGATCTTTCCGCTCCTTCAGATTCTGCCCCTGTAGCATTAATCGCTACAAGCATAGAGGTTTTTCCTAATGTAAACACCAACATCAGTAAGATAATTTTACGGTACTATAAGTTACCTGAAGGACTAGTTCCAACAACTCAAGCACAAACACCGTCGTCACCAAAGTTTGGTTATACAACGGTTGTAGCAGGGGTAGAGTTATATGACGCTTCAACAAGTGTAGACTTTGAATTACCAGAGCAATATTTTGCTGATCTGGTAGAAGAGGTTCTAGTATTAGTAGGCGTTAACCTTAGAGATAAAGATGTTTACTCGTATGCAAGCAATGAAGTAACTAAAGAAAATAATTCTTAATGAGTCAGAATTACATAGCCCTCGACTACGTTGTCAATGATTACATAATGAGCATTGATGATGATGACTATGGCGCAACACCTTCCGATTACATGGTACGCCAGTACGCGTTACGTGGTATTCGAGAGTTTGGGTTTGACATAAGTCATAATATCAAGACAGAAATATTAGATGTAAACGAAAACCTGGGAACGGTAGAACTTCCCTGTGATTATGTTGACATGGTAAAACTAGGACAGTTAGGGCCGGATGGCTTGGTCTATGTATTTGCCAATAATCCAAACATGAACCTATTAAATAACCAGCCGGCAGAAACAATGCCGAATTATCTTTTAGGATTTGACTCTTATGTTTTCCAGAACTTCATGTATGAGTCTACTCAGGGTAGATTATATGGAATGGGTGGAGGACAAGGCGCTGGAGAGTACAGAATAAATCTTAATGAAAACCGTATAGAGATATCTGCTATTTCATCTACAACCAAGGTGGTCTTAGAGTATATATCAGACGAGGCTAAATCACAAAACCCCTGTGTACCAGTAATGGCAGAGCAGGCGCTGAGGGCCTATATATATTTAAAGATTATAGAGAGAAAATCCAGCGTACCATTAGGAGAGAAACAACGCGCACGTGCAGAGTATTATAATGAAAGAAGATTAGCGAATTCACGCATGAAGTCATTTAATAAATTTGATGCACTTAGTGTGAGCAGGCAAAACTTTGTTCTTAGTCCTAAATCTTAACCATGCCAAGAATAAATAAGTTACTACCTAGGTATCTAAACACAGACGACGACGAGCGCCTAATTAAAAGGTCAGAGATGACGGATGCTCAAAACATTCGAGTTGCTGTTGATGTGGAAAAAGATTCTTTAGTACTTAAAAATGCCTGGGGAAATACTCTTAGATCAGGGACCATTGAAAACGGATCGGCTCTTACAGGTACTAGTGTAACTATTGGTGTTGTTTCTGACGACAATGCGGGTCAAATTTATTACTTTGTTTATAATTCAAATCTAGATCATACAATATTTAGATACGACCAGAACGCAAAAAAGACATTCATTGTATATCAAAGTTCTATTCTTCAATTTTCAGAGGATGGATTTATAGATGCAGACATTATAAGACTAGCAAATAATGACATCCTTCTTTACTTTAATGATGGACGCAGTCAGCCTAAAAAGATTAACGCCACACTCTGTGAAGAAAGTGTTAGTGGTGTAGGTGGGTATCCCACACTATTCACCACAGGAACGGTTCAAGAGAGGCTACAATACATAACAGTGGCAAAAGCACCACCACTTGTAACGCCCCTTCTTACGTTCGTAAACAATTCATCATTTCCACAGAATGAGATTTTTACTAAGAACTTTCAGTTCGCATATCAGTATGAATATTTTGATGGAGAGCAGAGCGCATTAAGTCCGTACTCTAGATTGTCAGTTGCCCCTAATCAATTAAAGGATGGGTTTAATAATGTGGGTGAGCAAAACTTTTTTAATCAAATAAACATTAGTCTTACTAATAGTCCTGCTGATGTTAGTAAGATTAAAGTATACGCTAGGCTTGGCGATAGAGATGCCGCTTTCTTTTTGATCGACACCATTGATAATGTAAGTGGAACCTCAACTAGTATTGTTGAGTTTAGAAACGACAGTAACTATACTGGTTTAAGCGCAACGGTTCAAGACAAAATATTTGATAGTGTCCCTCAAATTGCTGATGCTCAAGCCATCTCAAACGGAAGGCTTTTTTATGGAGGTTATACAGAAGGATATGATCCAACTTCCACAGATCTTGTCATAAAACCCAACTATAATGCGAAACCACCTACTGAAGATGTAACGGTTCAACTTAAGGAGGGAACAGATAATGAGTTTACTATAGATACAACTGCAATTACCACACCTGTTACAGAAAAAAGTCGTTTGTTTTTATCGTTTACCTGGAACGATGGCGCTGTAATAATAAAAAATAATTTAGGCAGTAACAATGACTATAACTTTTTAGGTACTGAAGGAACTAATGGTATAATTTTAAGAAACACCCTAACTGGAAATAATTTAACTCAATTTTTTCCTGATGAAATAAAGGCTTTAGCAGGGTTTAGATACAATAGTGGCGGATTTGGTGGAATAAATGTAACTGATGGTGTTTTAAATAGCCCACCTAATGTTAGATTTGTTGTGCAAAAAGGAACCTCAGATACAAAAGAAAAAGACATTGGGGTTAGAAAGATAAAGAAAGGAATTCGCGTTATAAGTTCAGGAGTTCAGTTCAGAGAAATTATTGAACTAGATACAGGAGACACTAGAGCAATTGTTGTTCAGAAAGTTAGGAATGCAATAGCCAAAAACAGGCCCATTAGTTTTGATCCTCAGTCTGGCGAGGCCGGCTTTAGTGTTTTAAGAACAGGGGGTCAAACAAGTAGTAATCAAGAGAACGCATCTTTTAAAGGGCAAGGAACAGCCTTTGCTCTCCAGCAAAATGAAAGAGAGTCGGATACTTCAGGAATTTTAAGGTTTAGGGTTAAGATAGAAAGGGTAACATTTACTTTAAACAAACTTACTTTTGGGGATCAAGAAACAGAAATAATAAACCCTAAAGGTATTGCCTCATCATTTGACATAATTGAAGGGAGCACGAATAGTGTAGGACAAAATAATCAGATAGTAGGCATCGAAGAATTTACTCCTACTTTAGGCGGTCAGTTTGTACAAGCATCAGATCAACTTATAAGTAAAAGAGCCGCAGTTGTAACAAGAAACGGAGCCTATGTCTCAACAGGTGCTTGTTTTGCAATCCCTACTAATCAAATGTTTGGAGACAGATGCTTTAAGTCTGGATCAACACATCAGTTTGGCATAGTCCATTTTGACAACAGAGGAAGAGCCGGTTCTGTAGAGCCTGTGGGTGGAGAAGTATTTATAGAACATACAAACAATAGGACCAATCAAAACAATAATGATGGCTTTGCTAATGTCACCGCACGAATAAGAGGTACCGCACCACCATGGGCTGAGAGATACTCTATTGTGTACGCAGGTCAGGGTAGTATTATAAATAAAATACAATACACCATAGGAGGCGCTTACGTTGCAACAAATGATAATAGTAATGAAGGTTCGTTTGGCGCTACAAAGTCCATCTATCTCTCTCTAAACACCCTTCAGAGCAAGGCTAACTCATATGACAACCAGTTGGGTGCTGATATTAATTATGGATATGCTTCGGGTGACCTTCTTAGAATCGTCCAATACGGTGATAATGAAAAGTCTACTGCACAATGGAGGGTGTCTAAGGTTGTAAGTCTATTAGCAGATCCTTTAACTAATCCTCTTTTAGATCAAAGTAGTAAGGCGGCTATAGAAAATACTACTGGAGACTTTATAGTAATAGAAGACAATGGAACTCTTGGTTTTAATTATAATAGTATATCTAAAGACAACAGCAACTGGGACAAAAAATGTTTGATTGAAATATATCGCCCATCAAAAGCCTTTGAAGACTTATTCTTTTATGATATAGGTGTTAATAATTCTATTTCCACATCAGGTGTTTATGGAACATTTAGGGCATCTACTACAATGAACATAGAGTTGTTTGATACCCCTGTTATTAGACAGCCATTTAAGTTTTACTCATCACAAAAACTTTATAAGGGTGACACGATAAGAAATAACAGCACCACTAATGACATATTAGTTGGCAATGTAACAGAGGACACATCAAAGACTGGATACTCATACATGGTTTATGGAACTAGTATTTCCACATCGTGGGCTACTGGATCCGTTTACGCCATGACAGTACAAAACCCAGACGCTGTGGTAACAATTGATCAGGGAGATTCGTACTACAGATTGAGGACCTTGTTTACTGGAGCCGCCCCAACAGCGGGAGACACCTGGAAAAATATAGCAACGGCTTTTTCTCAAAATTCAATCGTTGAGTTTATTGAGGACCCTAGAGTAAGTGATTTCTTCCCATCTAATTTTACATCATTAGGTCGACGATTTGCCTTTTTGCCCAATGAACAAAGAATTAAAAGATTTGGTTCTATTACTTACTCCGATGTATTTGACATTGACAATTTAACTCTTGGTCTGTCCTCGTTTAATGTTACCCTTTTAAATTTTCAGAACCTGTCTTACGACTATGGGTCTATAAAATCAATGGTATCCTATAATCAAATTATGTACATCATACATGAGAGTAGGGCGGGTATAATCCCGGTAGACAGAAATCTTTTAACAGCGCCAGCAGGGGATACCTTGACAGCAACAAATAGAGTCCTTGGTCCAGTAAAATATTATGCGGCTGAATACGGATGTAACAACAATCCAGAGTCAGTTGCCACATACAGGGGTAGCGTTTTCTTTGTAGATGCAAAGGCAGGAAAGGTTTGTCAAATAAACTTTGACTCAGGGATACAAGTTATAAGTGAAAACTTAGTAGACTCTTTCTTTAAACAAAGAATGTTTTCTTCATCCACAAGTGCTATGAACCGTAAGTATATAGGGGGCATGGACAGAGAGAACAACGAATACATTATTAGTTCACCTGCTCTTAGTACTTCTAAAATAACTATTACTGACAACCTGGGTTCAGGGACCACTGTTGTTGATGGATTTGGACGAACTAATACTGGGGCAACTGCAATAATAGCGACACCTGTATATAATAATGAACTCACTTTTGATTGGAGTTCTGATCCTAGAACTTATGAGATTAATCAAGACAAAACTGAAAAGTCTGGAGAAGCCGCAATCATTATTAACCAACTAACAAACACACCTATTGTTGCTATAGCAGAAGACCTTGAACCATCATCAAGTTCTACTAGTGTTTTGAAAACAGATATAGAATTACCCTTGATGACTACATCTTATGATTCGTTTACTCCAGGAGGATTCAATCAAAAAACAGGTGAAGTAACTATTACTGGTGGAGGGGCAGACTCTTCAGGAACAATAACTAATACAGCGGAAACCCTTCCTGCTTTTACAATAGCGTATGATGTAAGAAGTAATTTTTGGAGTACGAGATATTCGTATATAGCCGAACAATTAACAGGGCTATCTGACAGGTTGTATACCTTTAAAGATGGAGGCATATATGAGCACGAACCAACAGCCGCTAGAAATACTTTTTATGGAGTTGCTTCCCCATCTATTGTAGAGGTAGTTTCTAACTACAACCCATCCATGATCAAAGTATATGAGGCGGTAAGTTTAGAGGGAAATAATAAAGACTGGAGTGCGGAGATAACCAACACGGATCAAACAAGTGCTCTTGCTAATTCCATATGGGAAGAGAAAGAAGGTTTTTATTACGCACCAATACATCAAGACTCTAATAATACGGTTTCTTACACAGCAACAGCGGACATTACTACAGTAAAAGGAACATCAGAGGTTTTCTCTTTAGGCGTGGTAGACTCAACGAGTACGAATGTAATAACATTTAAAAACGCTATAAACAATATGTCCTTTCCGCTAGGAGATAGTACGGCTTTGTTTAAAGTAGACAACTCTTCAAACGCATTAGTGCCTCTTGTTTTATTTGCGTCTTCCGTATCAGGAAGAACTACTCTGGTTTGTAACGGTACAGTTTCAGGAGTTAGTACAAATGATAAGATAGTATTAATAGGAAATTCTCCTATTGAAGGCGATTCAATTAGGGACTATTATTTAAAAGCAAAGTTCACTAATAGTATAACAACACCACACGAACTTTACGCAATAAACTTTATTTATTCTAAGTCTAACCTACACAACCAGCAAGGTCAGTGATAATCAGTACTTTTGTATTATGAACAATGTTAAGAAATTTTGGGTCGGAGGAGCCTTGAACATGGCAGCAGGGGCTTATGGCGCAATTGCTGGAGGCATTCAAGAAAGAAACGCAAGAAAGAAAATGGCTATGGCTGCTGAAGAAGCGGCCAGTCCTATTAGAAGTCAAGCCGCTAGGCAGAGAGTAGCGAGACAAGAGGGTGACGCACAGGCTTCTATAGACTCAGCACTTAGGGCAGAGGCAACAGCGGCTCAACAACTTGCTCAGGCTGGTGGGGCTAGGGCCTTGGCGGGAAGAACGGCTAGTCTGCAAAGAGCAACCGGTATGTCTACTGATAGAGCCTTACAACAATTTGGAGATTATGGTGCACAATTATCTGCTGCTCAAGACGCGTCTCAAGTCAATCAAATAAACCAAAGACTAGGAGGTAATCTAAATAGACTTCAACGTGCTGCTGATGCAGGTCGTGCTCAAACCTATGGTGGTATAGCACAAGGTCTTGGTGGACTCGCCCAAGTAGCGGGTAGCCTATCAAAGAAAAAGAAGGATAATAATACTGATGTGTCTGGCAACTCTTTGTTGGGTGATCAAACAGATTCATCTTTAGAGGTAAGCAATATGGCAGAGGGTGTTCCTGACATTGCTAGTAATACGAATGCTAATAGTATTAGTTACGATTTTACTGGAGGAAGAACTCAAACTGTTCCGGATTTAAGAGGCGCTACGCCTGGAATGAATAGGGCCGCACAGATGATGAGTGAAATAACCCCTCCTAGATCTGCACCTGACGTAGACTTTGGA